CACCTGCATCTACAACGTGTCCATTGGCCTTAGCCTTCTTTACAACGCCATCAAATGACTTGTATAGGTTGTCTGAAGATAAAGCTGTGTTTCCGTTAAGAACTACATCTTCAATATCATTACCTGCCTGTGTTGCCATCAATCGGGCAATGTGATCTTCTAGATCTGCACCTTCAATATTGTCTTCTAGAGACTCAGTTGAAAGCTCCCAGTCTAGGCGAAGCTTCTTTGTTGTCAAAGAAATCTTAGAGAATGTTACTGCTGCATTTGTAGAAGTATCATCACCCTCAGTTGCAAGCTTCATAAGCTTCTCACCAACTGACATACGATCGATTTCAGTTGTATCTGCTCTCATGCGAACTGTGCGTGCAACCTTACCAATTACGGTAGCGTCGAACATGTAGTCCAAGAAGCGAGCTGATTGTTCTGGATTTAGTAAACCACCATTGCCATTTTCTGATGCAACATGAACTCCTGTTCCGCCTGTAGCAGATGCGAATGTTCCTGTAGCTGTAGTATTAGCAGCGATAGTTTTTTCTAATGTTTCATTACTCATTTTTTGTTACCCTCCTTACTTAATTAATTCACTTACGGAACCGAGGACAGAACCGTTCCATTTGGATTTTGTGATTTTTACTTCCTGTGACCCGCCAAGGTCAGAGGACTTCTTAATTGCAGTTTCTGATTCTACTGCATCTATACGCTTTTGAACTCCGTCAAATGCGTTCTTAATTTCATCAATTGCATTCCTCAATGCATTGTGATTCTCTGCTAATTCTGAAATACGGCCATCTACATTTTTTACAAGAGCATCAACTGATTCTTTTACTGTTGAAACCTCTGCTGTGTTAGATTCAGATGCCTTGTTGATGGTTTGTGCGAAAAAATCTTTTAATTCACCTAACATTTTTGCAAAATCAGGTTCATCAACCTCAACTTCAGTTACATCGGCTGCTTTTTCCAGAATTTCGGCAGGAGCGTCTGGTGCTGCTTCTGCTTCTGCAGGAGCCTCAGTTGCTTCTGCAACTACTGTTTCTTCTACGGCTGCTTCTGGTGCTACTGCAACTTCTGCAACTACGTTTTCGTCATGATGTGACACTTCATTACCTCCTTCTGCGTTTGCCTGTTTTGCGATTGTTTGTGTATCAGGCAACGTTAATCTTGAATGCTTATATGCACCAAGAATGCTATCTATTTCTTTTGATTTGTTAATGTCATTTTTTTCTACCCAACCAATTAGAGCGGCTTCTTTACCGCTAACTGGTGAAGTATAAGTTGACTCTGTAGACATAAACACAGAATCACTTTCTTCACAATAAAAAATATTTTCTGTTACAGTCTCTGCTGCAATTCCTTTAAATATTAGTTGTCCATTCATTTTTTGAATTGAAAAAATATTGCATAGTTCATTTGCTGGTGAATCTACAACTGATAATTCTAGCAATGAGTATTCTTTAATAAAACGAACAGTCTGTCCTGTAGCTTTATTTACTTCGTTGTCTGATTCAATAATTTTTCCGCCAATAGAAAAACCAGAAAGAGTTCCGTCTAGAATCTTTTCCCATGTATCCTGTGATCCTTTTGAAATATATGCATCTACATATACGCCAGTGCAGAACTCTCCCTTTTTAGGATCGTAAAAGGATTCTGGTCTAAATGAAACCATTTTGCCAACTGCATTAGTTCCGTGCATTTCACGAATGTTTCCACGAAAATTTTGAAAAGCTTTTAAGCTAGCGTCTGATGTTACCAAATCACCAGTTTGATCAATATTATCAAGTGTCGCAAATCCAGATACTGTTCTCTTTTCACGATTAACTTTTGTAAAAGGGACAGCCAAATTAATGGCGTCGCCATTGGAAGACCAATAAGATTTTTCAATATTCATATGCTTAATTATATTTACTTATACGTAAAAAGGCAAATAGCAGTCGAGTAATTTATTCGACTTGCCTTCCGTCCCCTTTTGAATTTCTTCCTTCTCCAGAAATATCTGGAGCGTTGGCAGACCTTTCTTTATCTCTAGATCTACTTTGTAGGGCTTGAGCTTTAATTTCTGCTGCCTGTGCCTGAAGGTCTACTGGCTCATCTCCGCCATCTAGAGGAATCATACCCTTTCTAATTCTGACTTCATTAGGAGTAATTACCTGCATGCGTAAATACCTTTCGTCAATTTTAGACTGAGTATCTTCATCAGTAAGAGTTAATTCATTAAATTTAATTAAAAGAGCATCAGTTTTTTCTGCAATAATTCTATTTAATTTCTTTTCTAAATTATCTTGAGCTGGACGGCAAACCTGCTCTTTAAATGTTTTATCTGCATCACGAGCATTTGCAAGGCTTACACCTTCTGGCAAACCAATTTTATTAATTGGGACACGGTGGGCTAATAAAATTTCATCTCTATTTGTTTTACGATAAACATTAAATGAAGACTCTTGGGCGCCTGCCTCAATAGGCTCCATCTTAAATTCAGTTTTTGAATCTGGCGTATCCGCTGGAAGTGGGACATAAAGAGAGCGGTGGTTCTTGCCCTTTAATCCAACCTGGAAAAACTCAAGGAGCTTTCTTTCTGATTCTGGTGAAAGCTTTGCTCCTTTTACTGTAATAATATATCTTGGGACTGCCTTATTCTCAAAGTAGTCTAGGTTATATTTACCTGCAAACTCGTTACCAGCCATTGCATTTTGTGATGCAATAATATCTGGAATTCCATAATAGTTATTTGTTGGAGTATATTTCTTTAAATGAATAATTTCATTTGGGCGATCTAATGCTCCAGCAATAGGGTTCTCTGTTTCTAGGTCTCCAAAATTACGGAAGTATACCGCCTTACCATAAAGTAATTGAATAAATCCATCACGAAGACGACGAACTCTCATTGTTTTTGCTGGTATGTGTCCTATATATCCAATGTTGCCAGAAGTGGTTCTGCTTATTTCAAGGTATCCGTTTCCTGTTGCCTCTAGATCAGTATAAACCTTAAGAAGTGTTTCAGTAAAAGTTTCTTCTTCGTTAACAGACTCTAGCCATTCTTCAACATCCTGTTTAATTCTATCTAGCTTTCTTCTTGCACGAGAAAGCTGAACTTCATCTTCAATTGAATCTAATGCATCATTTGTTTTTCTTGTTTCCACAAACGAGTATCCCAGGCCAACAATATTTGCAACCTTTGCATTTATGGCTGCGTAATTGTATGGAGATATTTCATAAATTTGAGAAAGATAATCTTGGTTGTAAGGTGGTTCTACAAGGTCGAACATAGCATAGCCAGTTACAGCTTGCTGCAATAAATTTTGCTGTGTTTGCGCTCCGTCAACACCTACAAATCTTTTTTGTAAATCTCTTGAAACTTTTCTACGGAAAGATGTTCCAAGACCGTCTACCTTTTTTAAATCTTCTCCAGCAATATTAAATGGATCACTACTTTTTTGAATTGGTCTATTGTGATATCTAGTCCAATCATCATTATTAGATATAGTGATTGAGTCTTCGTTGTTTAAATCAAAATCTTCTACGTATTCCATTTTATCTCCGTTTTAAAGAATCTTTGTAAACACCGATGTCAAGAGGATCTGGAGTTAGTCCCCAGTCCAATCTTTGCTTCTGATGTTCAAACTCTTCGTCATCAATCTTTCTTCTGCCAGAAAGAAATTTAGGTTGTCCTTCATAAATGCCATATGATCTTACTTCTCTAGCTAGGGCGTCTACTTTTGTTCTATTGCCTTTTTGTGCTGTGACCGAAAGAAAGTTTCCGTCATCGTCACCAATCCATCGTCCGTCTGGCATTTCCCAGACATATATGCCTAATGTAGTTTCTTCTACTACGCTTTGATTAATTCTTTTAATATCCATTATGGATTTATTTTACCATTAATCTTTACATAAGTCCAGATCTTGTCACTCATTGTGACAAATTATTGACTTTCTAGAATTACCCAGTCATTATTATATGGGTAGTAGCCACCTTCTGTCACTGATATTGCAGTATCTGAAGCGCTTACAGAGATAGCATTTCTTTCTGTGTAAAAACTATAATTTGAAGATGGCATATATTCTGGTATTTCATTGTCATAAATTATTATATTTTTATAAGATGCTGGCGATTGCCCTCCAGAACTATGATTAAATTTAGCCTCTCCAGCTGCTGGCGTAGCAAGCTTAATAAATACATGATAAGTTTCCCCAATAGTAAATGTGCTTGTAAATAAAGTTTCTGAGGTTTTGTCCACACCATTTATATATATTGCAGATATGTTAGTTTTGGAGATAGCTCCTCCTACCCATCCATATGAAGCTATTCCGCTTATGAGGCCCCCATTTGAAGCAAAATATGGAGTGTAAAAAAAGTCTATTGCTGTAACAACTTTAGATGTGCTCAAAGAAAAGCTACCACCTGTTTGACAAAGCAGGCCGCTTCTTCTATCTCTTGAAAGTGTCCTATAATTCTTACCTCCAAGAAAATACTCTTTCCCCACAGGCACAATTTTTTCTCCAAAATTATCAGCATATAAATCTTGTGATTTATAAAAAGATATATTTAAATAAGATATTTTGGGAAC